GAGGACTACTACATCGTCTCCAACCTGTCATGTCCTGAGTGTAAGGCGTTCTACCTTATGTATCACCCAACGCCGCCATCCGATGAGACAGACGAGACGCCCGATTCGGGGTCTGTTTAGCCCATTTCGAGTCCAACATCTGCCGGCTGGCCTCGCGCCAGTCCCTGGAATCGACCGCAGCTTTCATTTTTTTGAAGCCAGACAGCCTTGGACGGCCTAATTGGAAGCACATGTTGGCAATGATCAATTGCGCCTCTTCTGGCAAGTCATTGAAATCACTGTACAAAAATTCGCAATCTCGTAGAGTTCGTTGCACATCGTCGTGGAATAGTTCATCGACAAGCTCCTGAGAGACCTGAGAGCCTACTTCTAGGCCGTGCAGGTCGTCATCTTCGTGAATAAGATGCCCAATTCCAACGGTAGGGTAGCCGAGATGGTCGAGATAGATCTCCAGCTTGCAACCTTCGTCCGCAGCAAGCTCTTTTTGTAGCTGTTCGAGATTCATGGGGTGCTCCTTACATGCAAAGGTCTTCATACTTTGTAGTATGAAGACGATGCGCACTCAAGTCTTGCGTCTGCTGCCGTGCTAGCAGGCGTTTCAGCCATCGAAAAATCATCCTACCATCGTCCTTCTTCGAGCAATCTGTGCGGTCCGTGGATCCTGGATCAGATCCTCAATGCCGATCTGTCCCATAGCCGGACTCGCAGCACTGGTGTTTACCGTAGCCGGAGGAGGTGTGGTTGTGGCTGGCGGCGCTGGTTGCGGGGCCGGAGCCGGAGCCGGCTCTGTAATGATCCTTCTCTTTGTGTCTCTGCGTGGAGACAGACGATCCGTATCGAACGCACCCTCCGGTGTCGGATCAGGATCTTCGGGGTCAATGGACAGGCGGCGGAGTTCTCGCTCAAGAATCCTCAACGTGCGTGTCGGCACGTCGTGATTCTTCTCATCTGCTTCTTCTAGTTTAGCTTCGGATGGACTGTACGGTAAGTAACGTCCACGCTCCAAGGCTTTTAGTTCTTCCTTGCCGATACGTTCTTTCTTTAAGATCTCACGAATTTGTTTCTTGCTAAGACCAAGATCACGCAGCGCCTTTATCTGCACGGCAAAGTTTCGGAACACTCGAAGACGTGCTTCATTCGCTGCAAGATACCCATTCACATAATCTTGTTCGCCCGCGAAGTCTCGGTTCACAACATCATTGAACAAGGTGGCGGCTTCTGAGCGCAAGGCTTTGAACTCGTTTGCCTTAAATTTAGCAACTCTTGCTGGGTCCACTTCTTGTGCAGACAAGCCGGTGAACAAACGGAAAAGCTCCCCTTCTGGGGCATATGTTCGTCCAGTGCTTGGCTCTCGCTCAGATACGCCGAATTCTGGACGACCTGCAAGCAGGCTTCTTGGCAGGCGAGAAAGTTCGATCTCCCTAAAATCTGCACCGACAGGAACTCGGAAAGGATCGAGGTTAGATGGACCCATTTGATTCATTAAGTGAATCATCGAGCGTTCAATCTTTTTACCTAGATTTTCAACGTCGCGATAAACTTTGGCGCCTGTTTGAGTCTCACCTCCACGACCAAAAGCAAATGTTGGTAGCACATCGCGAAGAGATGCAAGGGCAATGGACTCACTAAGAAACGGTTCAAAAAATTCTGAGAAAGCTGCCCATGCGGCTTTGCCCACGGTATCACGCGCACCTCGCTGAAGTTTGTTGCTTTCGTCTAGGCTGTTCAAGACGGCTTCAAACGGACGAATCAACATGTCAAACGGATTGAAGTGACTGAAGTCAAGAACTTCAAAGTTGCCTTTTTCGTTTTTACCGAGGGACAAAAAGATCGAGTCTCTCTGGTACGGAGCGGAGGTGGCGTTAACAGCTTCCATTTGCTCTGGAGTCATACCAGTCAAATTCATCGAGATGTCGCGCAGTGCTGGACCAGCTACATAGAATGTAGACAACGAACTCATGAGTCGGCGCATGCCGATCTCGCGGATTGCGGCATCTTCGCTTGCCAACTCTTTCATGGAGGTTTCGAGCGTGTTAAACCCGGTGCGGATAATTTCTGCGGGGAAGGCAATGAAGTTACCTATCGGCAGGCCGCGAATATCCTTAATGACCTGCGGCACAAGTTCGTAGTTGGGTACGTTGTTTCGAACGATGTCCGCCGCTCTGCCCTTGATGGCCTCTTCTACAGTGCCCGGACCCTCTTGCCCGATCTCACGTTTGAAACGCTCGGTGGTTGCATCCATCACCTGCTTTGTTTGACTGTCGTTCATGCCCTTGGTTTTATCTTGGGCATTGCGCATCATTTTAGTGTACGCCTCGCGCAGCTTTGACGCCTCAAACTCGTAGTTGTAAATCTTCCAAACGTCGTCGCCTGCGCGGTATAGATCCGCAGCTTTGCCGAGAAACTGCATAGTCATGTTACGGCGGTGCTGACGATCCAAGCTACCTACGTCTACTGCAATTTTTGTGCCCGGAACTCGTAAACGGTTTGGTCTTGGTCCTGTAGTAGCAACGTCACTTACCAGAGCATGATCTTCCATCACGCGCAGGTTCCCTGGGTCCACACCACGACGTAGGTTGTCTTGAAGTTCACGAAGCTCCGCGCTGCTTCCAATAACACCACGCTGCTGTAGGTCCACAAAATACTCCAAGCCTTCGTCCGTAAGACGATAGTCAGCCGTCAGCAGCTTTCTGTTGATAAGGTCGCGTAAAACAAGGTCTACTGACTGACCGAGGCTAGCACCATTACCTATGTTTCCCTGCGCCAAAGCGAACATGCTGGCAGATGTGACGTTACGGACCTGCGTAATTGGAGACAAAATGGTTTTGTTGAATTGGCTGATGCCTTTTAATTTCAACAAGCCGCCATATGTCTGACGTAAAAAACTTCCGAGCAAGGTGTCGTCAGTGATGATCGTGCGATTCAAAGATGCAGCCATTGCATTTGGCACAGCGATGTTATGCATCGCACCAAAGGCGCTCTCAGCTTGACCGGGGTCTTTCTTTATGACGTTGCCCGAAGAATCTGTGCGACCGATGATGTGATAACCTTTGGTTCTCAGATCGGTAAGAACAAACTCCTCTGCATTGTCTATTTCTTGCTGAAGCTGTCTTATACGTCCTTCACTCGCACCCTGTGCTGCTGCCTCGTCCAACTGCTGCTGGAGACGATCTTGCCTAGCGGCTACTCGCTCCGGCACGTTGATATAACGTCCGTCAACTTTGGGGCCAAGATCAGCAGCCGTGGCTGTTGGATTTGTCCTGCGCAATTCTGCCAATGCTTCTCGCTCGGCAGGGTTTAAAAAGTCCTCGCCATACTTGCCCCGTCGAAAGACAGCGTCGGCCATGTCGGCATCCGCGATAGCACGAATCCGAGTGTAGAAACTGTCAGTCGCAATGAAAGTGGACAGATCAGAAATCGTGGCAATATATGACTCACGAGGATTGCGGACCTGCCCCAGAATCTCTTTCAGAACCGGGCTTTCTACTTTACGACGGTTAAGAAGCTGTGTGTTCAGCTTTCGAATCGGAACCCGTCCGAAGAAATCACCGCCCGTGCTGCGTCCCATGCCGGCAGGCGTCTTTGCCAGAACAAGACGAATGTATTCACGCATCTGACGTTCAGTCAGCGTGTCCAGAGTTTGTTCGTCTGTGACCTTGAGAAAGTCACTCTCCTCGCCAAGCACAGACTTTATGTGGTTGAAGACACTGTTTTCGTTACGGCCACCAACACTTGTGCGAATCAGATCAAAGATTTCACGCTCTCGTGCCGAACCCTGCACGATGTCATATGTCGGATCCTCATAAGCAGCGTAACGCTGGCGCAGATAGCCGCCAACTTCGACGTTCTCTCGGATAGCCTGCATTAGTGCCTGACGACTGGGCCTTCCTGGAGCAGCGGTTTCAGGCAGCGCACGAACAGCACCTGTCTCAAGAAGTCGTTCCGACAGCCTGTCGATGATGCTGCGCGCTTCTTTGTAGGAATTGAAAAGCTCGTCAGGGATGTTAGCTGGGCGCTGTCCGGTTTCCAGTACCTCCATGAAAGCGTTCAGAAGCGTCTGCTTGGTGACCGCAGTCTGCTGTTTCATCTCGGGCCGAGCGAGAAACTCATCTATCTTCTGTTCAACCTTCTTGAGCTTGCGGTCTGCTAGCTTTACATCACCCTCAACTGCTGCGTTGACTAGCGAGTTGATGTTTGCAGCCGTTGGATCAAGAAACCCGCGATACCGTAAGTTAGCAAAGAGCCTGCCAAGGAGGTTGTCGAACGAACGGGTGGGGGTGCTAGGATCAAGAATCCTAGCTTCCTGACGCAGAATCGCCTGTGTTGCCGCTTCTAATCCTGCTCGTGCTGCGGGCACTGTGCCTACAGAAACAAGATCAGCAACCGTGGTCCGGCGGGCGCGATCCAAGAACGACTTGGGCGCCGCTGTAGAAACAGCCGTCGTGACTCCGAGGTTTTTCTCTATGATGTCTGAAGCAATCTCAACCGGTCGTGCAGCACCGGTCTTGGCAATCCCCTTCAACATGGCACCAACGACCGGAGGCAGCACCGCTGTTGCTACACCAGCCTCTGCACCGAGAAGCAGACGGTCACCGAGTTTTGCAGCAAGCACCTCGGTTGCCGTTTCACCGACCTTGTTTTCAGGGGCGTTGTCGTCGTCACGGGTGAAGAAATCGTGCAGACCTTCTGTGTCCTCAGTGGACACAACAAAGTCCACGACTGCTGCGCCACCAACCTGCTGCGCATTAAGAAGAAGTTTCTGTTTGCGAGATAGTGCAGAGGTGCCAGTCCGTGCTCTGGTAAGACGATCTAATCTGCCTAGCCTAGTTGTCTTGGATATAGCACCCGCGCCTTTGACGCCCGGAACAACAAACTGTGTTACAACGGAGGCAATCTCGCCTGCCGTCCCTTCAGGCTGCATACCTGTTTCTTCACGAGCGGTTTCAAACGCCTCGTTCATCATCTCCGTCATAGGAAACGGTTGATCTGTTGGAACGCTTTCGCCAAAAAATTTTGTGTCTTCTGTGACCCTGAAGCCCTTGGCAGCTAGCTCCAACTCCTGCTTCATCATTACAAGGCCGAGGGTGCCTTGTAATGCTTTCGAAGCACCTTCAACAGCACCAGCGAAAATGTCGCCTGTAACGCCCCTGTCGGATCCGCGATCCCGAGGGGGACGGCGCCTAATCACTCCAGCGGTTTCGTCTAAAGACGGATCGCCGCTGACACCCTGCTCTTGATTTGCAGCCTGTGTTGCACGCCGCTGTTCAAGAATAGCTTCGATCTGATCGGTAGCTTGTTCCGCTGACAGGCCGTCTTCAAGCTCAAAGCTCTCACCTTCGTAATTCCATTTTGCCATGTCACTACTCTGGAGTTGCCATAGTCCGCTGTCCGGCCTTGCCCATAATTACATACGCGGTGTTTTGAAGAAGGAAGTCAGTATCTCTTTGTGGGTCAAAGTCTACCAACTGGATGGTTTCGCCATCATCATCTTGGAACGCTGTAATCTTCTGACCGTTATTGTCATAGAAATCAATGCCGGAGATATTTCCTGCGTCCAGAATGGCTTCTATCATAAGAGGACTAGAGGTCGAGGCATTGGTGGCACGGCCATACCCGATCAGTGCTCTTGCCTGATCTTCAAGATCACTGGACAGGCCCATCTTTCCAATTTGCAACTGCGCCCTTCTAGCTGCTGCTGGACCGCTGTCCCCTAGATGGCTGTAGTCAAGCAAGCCTACACTCATTGTCTGGGCTGCTGAGTCTGCCGCTTGAACCAGATCGGTCAGCTTGGTGGTGCCTTTGCTCTTCACCCAACTGTCGAACAGTTCTTTACCGTCTTCTGTCAGGATCCAGCTATTCGGATCCATGATATCAATCTTACCGCCGGGTGTTGCAGGTTCTACATAGCCCGGTGTCATCAGCATGCCGCGAATGATCTCCGGCTGCTGACCTGCGTATGTGGCAGCAAGTGTCTGAGCAAACTGATCAGACTGAACGTCGATTTTCTCCCACTCACGATTCGACTCATTAACAAAACGGAATAGGTCGTTCTCCATCTTCGTGAACTGTGCTAGCTGATCCACTTTACGATACGCATCTTCACGCGCCTCGCCGCGAATGCTCTCAGCAAGCTGGACTTTAAGCTGTGCAACTTGAATATCCACCGCACGGTTGGCTGTGTCCACAGACCGCTGGTCCTTCATCAGGTCCATCTTGGCCGATGCGATAGCGCGGTTGTCCTCGCGCTCCCGCTGGTTGATGTCGCCAAGATCTTTGCCGAAAGACTCAACACCAAAGCTCAAGCCCCGTGCGAGATTGGTCAGCAGATATGGACTTTCTCCAGCAGCGGTAGCAAGACCTGCCTTGATAAGAGATAGCCAGAAGGAAGTGCGGCGATCTTTGTCCGCAACCTCGGACGGTCCAAGCTCACCTTTCTTGTAGCCCAGCGACTCCATCGCCAAGTCTTCAAAGTCGGCAAGATTGTAGTCTTTCAAGGCTGGCGCCTCCTGGCCCATCTTTTCTTCCAAGTCGCCGTAAAGCTGATTGATCGACTTGCCGCCAATGATAGCGTCATTTCTGGACGGCACACCTTTTAGAATGTTGTCCGTCGCCGTTTTCTGTTCGTTGAGGTTATCAACCAAGCCCTTAACCATAGAAGCAGACCGTTGATCGACCTTGCCGAAGTCCTCTGGTTTAGACGGAACAGGCGGCTTCGACTCGGGCAGTACGTCAGAACTGAGAGCAGCAGGTGGTGGTGCGGTGACCGCAGACACCTGACGACGCTGAACACCGAACATGTCAGGACCGACACCCGTCAGTGGACCTTGGACCGTGGCCGGTTGGAGCAAGTTTCGTTGTGCTGCTTCCATAAGCTGCGGGCTAGATGCAAGAATACCGGCGGGCTGACGGGAGGTTCCCGGTACACGGAACATCGGACGGCTAAGAGGACGACGTGCCATGCTTAACTCCCAAAGAAGCCAAGACCCTGCTGGGCCTGACCATAAGCACCTAGACCTGCGATACCAAGACCAAGAAGTTGCGACATCGGATTTGGCGGCGGCATCGTAGTTGTGGAGGTTGTCTGCTGTAGCGCCGGGACACCACGGAAGATGTCAGACAAGAACCCAAGCTGCTGGAACGGAATCTGCTGCTGGGCAAGCAGGTTCTGCTGCTCGATGTTAAGACCTGTCTGTTCTTGCTGCTGCTGCAACCCACCAATACCAAGAAGCGTGTTGATGTCTTGTACACCCAGTGCAGAGCCAAGCTGACCAAGCCCCGCGAGACCTTGAGCCTGTGCTAATCTTTGCCCTGCTGCTTGCTGCGCCAACTGACTTGCTTGTGAGAACCCTGCGCTACGAAGACGCTCACCTGTCCGAGCCTGCTGCTCCAAAGTGTTGCGACCAATTTCGCCCTGCAACACAGCCGCGCGGCTACCACCAAATGCACCCTGACCTACGGCCTTTGCCGCTGCGCCCTGCTGTTGAATCTGCCCCTGACGACCGATATCATCCTGCGCCCGCTGAACCACATCATCCAGATACGGGTCCATAAACTGCTTGTAGGCATCAGGCGACATCAACGCAGCAGCGTCACCGATGGCGCCTTGCGCTTGCTCAAGGTACGGTTGATAGGCACCCACACCACCAAGAGCGGTAGATATAGCTTGCTGCTGACCTTGGGAAAGTTCTGCCTGTTTGGCAGGAGCATAGGGCATCGACAGCCCAAGACCACCTTCTTCAACAGGCTTAAAAAGTCCCGTCGCCGAGGCTAGAAGATTCGCAAGGAAACTTTCCTGAAACTCGGGAAGTCGGGTTGTTGTTTCAACGCTTTGTGTAGCCATTATGCCTGGGCCTCCAACTCGGCCATCATATCATACATGCGGGCAGCACCGATATCCCTATCTCCACCACCTGCACCAACCATAGCCTTTTCAGTTATAACAAACTCTCCGTCCGAAAGACGAGCCGGACCTTCGTAGCTACCGTCTGCATTATAAATGCCGGCCATCACGGAATCACTTGTGCCGGTTCCCGGTCCTCTTATCTGCCCACCTGACGTGGGATTCAAAGACATTTGAGATAACTGCTTATCAGTGTAATTCTTCAAGGTATCGACCGAACCACCACTCTTATAATTAAAGTCAGAGATTTCGCGACGGTACTCCGCCAAGTCCTCTGGATCATTCAGTTGATACACATCACCAGTCTCACGCGACCGGGCTGTGAAGTCGAACAACTCACCCTCCGGGAAGGGGCGCTGCTCTCGTGCCTCTTCTTCTTCCTCTGTCATGCCAAGCAGACCAAGTGTGCCAAGACCAAGACCGGCTGTGAGCAATTTGTTCTCGCTGGCGAAGTCACCAAGGGTGCTGAGAATGCCCTTTTGCTCAAGCCCGGTAGATTGTCCGACTTTGCCAGCAACTGCGAATGGGTCACCTGCACCTGCAACCGGGATTTTTGCACCTGTCAGACCATACCCTGCCGCAGCTTCACTGCCAACAAATCGAGGCATGAAGCCTCCTTGCGCGGCGGGGGCAAAACCTATGCCCCGTGCACCGTATCCAAGTGCTCCGCCAATGGCTGCGGTCTTCAGTGCGTCTTCCACATCCTGCCCTGCGGCTAGCCCGCCGATGCCGGATCCGATAGCTGCACCCATCGGACCACCAAGACCAAAGCCAATCGTGCCGCCAATCACAGGGGCAGCACTCTTCAGAGCTTTCGTTATGTTCTTAAACAGTCCCATCAGGTCACCACTTTTACAGTGCCGCTATCATTATACAGAGCACCAGTTTCTAGTCCAGACGCACTCGTCGGCAGGTTGGTTAGTGTAATCTTCGTACCGCGTAACTCGCCAGGATTGCGCTCCTGCGAGATAAACAGTTCCAGCGCACGGGTCAGGTCAGCCATATATTGCTGCGTATACTCGACCGGCGGCTCCGGTAGCCTTGGCGGTGCTAACTGATTCGATGACACTAGCGCCTCCCGTCTGGCCGCAGGTCAATACGCGGACTACCTAGCTTCCACTTTGCACCCAGCGCCGCTGACTCGACTCGCAATGCGAAAGAGCGCCCACGAGCACGAATGTGCAACTGGTTTGTAAACGTCTCAACCGGAGAGCTTGCCGTGCGGATCGCGTCACCGGATGCTGTGTTGTCGAAACTTGCGCCCGGAAAGTTTCTAGCTTTGACCGTAAAAGTGGCCTGCGGGCTGCTGAGATTCGTCGAACCGTTGAACGTCAGGTCCGGGATCACGCGCCTAATATACGTGAACTTGTCACCATCGCCAATGTCAATCGCGGCGGACTCGATGAAGGAGTTCATCGCAGATCCGTCATCGTCATAACCAAACTCGTGGTTGTAGAGATACGAGGATCCAGCAGCAATCGGGAATGAACGGACACCACGGTCAATCCATGCGGACCGGGCAAGCGAACCGAAATACCACACTTTTTCGCCATAGTTGTATACAACATACTTGTCGTTGTCAGTGCTGCCGCTCGACGGGTAGAACCAAAACACTTCCGAGAACTCGGAGTTGATACCAGAAACAACCTTGTCGGCCTGCTCAAGATTGAAGTCGAGGAAGACCTTGTCCTTCACGGTGCAGGGAAGCTGCTGCGTCTGACCAGCGTAGACATAGAAGTTGTCGATGCCCATCCAGAACACAACGTCCTCGGTAGCGACGGCAGCGTTTGGACTCATAATCGTGATGTTCGAGGCAAGCTGCTGCAAGCCAAAGGTAAACGGCGGACCAATGAAGCGCATGGAGTTCAGCGCCGTGTCGGTCCACACCAGAATCTCACGCTTGGTTTCTACAGCCTGCATAAAGGTCGAGCCTGCGCCCAGCGTCAAGTCGCCAGCGGTGTTGGTGGCTGCTGGATACCAGATCAGCGGGTTCTCTTGGTCCGAGAAACGAATGAGCAGCGGGTCTTGTGTGCCGTTACCTTGGTTGGCGGTAGAACTGGAGTTCAAACCATCGCAACCAAACGCAATGACATGACGATCCTGATCCGACACCAATACCTGCTTGGCGATCTGCGGGACGCTGGTCTTTGTGCCGGAGAGTGTAGATAACTCAACCGCCCTCGTGGACAAGTTGTTCGATCTATCCCAGTAATAAATGTTCGAGTCGCGGGCGTTGATAATCAAATCTTCACCGAAATTGTCGTGCGACCACAGACGAATCTGGTTAGTTGTGGTCAAGCCGCTAGACGCTGCATCGCCCCAGCCGTCACGGCCCCAAGTGCCTGCGCCCCAGCCCGTGCCGCCGACAGATGTGTCGAGACCGGTGTTGATTTGATATTCGGCGGTGACAGACGAACCACCGCCACTCGCTACTGTGGAGGTGGCGGCGCTAGATACTGTGATTTCATAGTTGTCGGCGTCAATAACGCGAGTAACGCTGTGCTCTGCGTTTAGTGTGCCGGCGGCAACACCGCCCACTGCGGATGCGTTGGCGAACGTGACAAAATCGTTTTCAAAAGCGCCGTGCCCTGTGTCGTTAACACCGACCGTGGTTGACGCGTTAGTTGTAGAAAATGGATTAGCGTCGATGGTAGCCGCCGCAGTGCGTATTGGCGTAATGTCGTTAAACCCAGAGCCTTCTTCAATGTAGTATTTCAGATGTGTGCCAATACCAAGATAGTTTGAGCCGTCAAGTGCAATCCAGTTGTGCAGTGCACGAGCCGAACCAAGATATGTAGATGACGAAAGTTTTTCCCACCCACCTATTTTCTCTGGGTAACCTAATCTAAACCTAATTTTGTCGCAGTCACGCCACCCACCTTCGTTAGAGTAAGACGTGATCTCCTGGTTAATGCCGGGTCTGAACTGTAGCTTCGATAAGGGCATTTGATTAACCTACGGCGGTGCCGGGTGCGTTGAAAAGGTTGAGGTTCACAGCGTTGCCGGAACTAATTGCTGTGGGTAAATTGGTGTTACAGTTGCCGGAAGAAGTGTCGAAGTGTATGACCCAAGACGAACCAGAGCTATTCGTTGTCTGAGCGTTTCGTGTACTACCCGGAGACATAACTGCGGCCCCTCCCGTGCTATCACTCTCTAATGTGTAGGATTCACTGCCGCTACTGTTGGTAAATACGGTTGTAAACTGTTCAGCCCTGCGTCTCGTAGAAACGGTTACGCTGCCACCAGCGGTGCCAACTGAGCCAGTCATCGTAAAGGTACCCGCGCCGATGCTGCCCGAAAAAGTCAAATCACTACTGTCACCAGATTGATAAGCCGGTCCTCTATAAAATTTTGACTGCCCAGAGGCTACGGGACTGATGTTAATCACACCGCTCGTTGACCAACTGCCAACTAGATCGAACCCGTCGCCATCCGCGCCGCTTTGATGGTTTACCCCACCCCCGTTTAAAATAAGTACAGAATCAGAGGCTAGAACAGTGTAACTGCCTGTTATAGAGCTACCACCTGAAGCATTGCTCACGCTGTTGTTTAGCCTTGAAGCAAAACTTCCAAGTGAGCCGGTGAAGGCGCTGGTCTCAGTCACGTTTATATCACCCGCCGAACCTGGACCCGCACCACTTACATTGTCATATGCAATAACCCACGAGTTAGATGAGTTGTTGCTCTTTACTGTTTGACTTTCACTTGGACTGTATTCGGTCTCTGAACCGGTTGAACCAGAAGTGATGGTGTAGGTATCGCCTGTGCTGCTGTTGTTTGTAAAAGTGACATTGTAAGCTGTGATGGAGCCAGAATTTCCCCCGTTAGTGTTGTTGGTGTACTGAATAGACGCACCACCGCTGCCCCAATTCCAACTCTGTGACCGGTTGATCGTGCCGCCACCACCAGCGCCATCAGAACAAGTCCACACAATGACATCCCCGACGGCACACGACACAGACCAACTGCCGCCGTTATTGTCGAGACTGACCACACTCGTGCCATTTTTGGTTACGGTCAGTGCTTTTTTATCGCAACTACCGGTCAGCGTTGTCGCGGCGTTGAGAACCCGCGCTGTCCATGTGCCTGTGCCAGTAGCAGCATTTTCACGGATCACGTTCCAGTTTCCGCTAGACTGACTCCCAGAGAAACCAGAATTTCCTTGTGTGATTGTTGTGCTAAAACTGGTGTAGCCGGTAGCAACAGCGGTCACCGTCACCCCAAGGTCATCCACCGTTTGAGTGGTCGTGCCAGTGGTCGCGGTATCCGAGCCAGCAAAAGTGGCCGGCACAAGGGAACCACCTCGGTTGTATTCTGAAATACTGATGGGGCTGCTGCCGCCATAAAAAGATTGTATCTCGCTAAAGCTAATCGCGTTTCCCGCGCCACCGTCAACAGCCATCTATGCCTCCTTACGTCGGCGTGCCGAATGCCGTGATATCGTCTGCTGCGATAATCGCACCGTTATCCTGAAGTGCAAAAACCGCCGTACCGTTGTATTTAAACAGCAGGTGATCGTCCGAATCGACCTCGATTGTCCAGTTGTTAGTGGTGCCGTTAAGCTGGAGATTCGAGGCAATCTCGACAGTCCCGCTCCCCTTGCCCGCAAACTTTAAGTTCACGTTAGTGTCATCACCCGTGGCGGACAATTGCGGCGCGTTTCCTGTCGCCGCATTGGTCACAGTAAGCTCGTTTACAGCACTGCCTGTTTCAGAAAACTTCAACAACTCAAGAGTGCCGTCGCCAATTGAGTTTCCGTTAACGTCTAACATACCACCCAACTGCGGAGTCGAGTCGCCTACGACAGCGTTGGGTAGTTTTCGTACCTGTGCACCGGAGCCTGCCCCATCGGCATAAATCCAAGATGATGTGCCAGCCTCAACGGTCGCATTACCGCCGGAGCCTTGCGTAAAGATTGCGCTTTGACTGGTGGTGTTGTTTACAAGGTACAGCTTGTCCTGATCATTTGGGCTGATCGTGACGGTGTTTGTGCCCGACGGCGAACCTGCAAGAATCAAGACTTTGTAATGACCGTCGGACAGGGCGCCGTCACTGGTGGTCAGCGTGTGTGTTGTACCAGACAACGTAATTGTACCGACACCGTTCAAGACGCGATCAATAATGTCGAAGTTTGTGTTGGTGGTTGTGCCCCAGGTGCCCGACTGTTCGCCGGATCCTGGCTTCTCAATACCACTGTTGGCTGTGTAGGTGGATGCCATTTAGTTCACCGTTTCTGTCCACGTTTCCGTATTAGTGCCTGCGTTTATTTCTGTCCAAGTGCCGCCACTGTGCGTGATCTCGGACCACGTTTCAGGAGATTGACCCGCATCGATAGTAACAAACTTTAACTCGCCGTTTGTGGATTGTACCACCAAGAACGCGATATCTGAAGTCCCCGGTATTATCAGCCCTCCAAGGGTGTCTTGTGTGAATCCGAACTCTTGGTCAGACGAGGCTGTTCGTATCCGGGTGCCCGCGCTGGTTTGCTCGAAGAGCGCGGAAAGATCTGCGTCGGCGAGGCGGATACGGGTGCCTTGACTCGTCTGTGTTGCGTTAAAGTCCTGTGTGGAAACTCCGGAAAAGATGCCGTTGCCGGCGCTGGTTTGAGTAAAATTAGATGATACCGTGGAAACCCCAGCAAGAATCCCGACACCGACAAATAAAGCGGATGATATGGCACTAAGCTCGGCGCTATCGCTAAGTATTACAATTCCTGTGGATGTTTGGTTAAGCAGCGCCGACATGGTGGCGGAATCTACCAAGATCGCTGTGCCTGTACTGGTCTGCTCGAACAGCGCCGACATGGTGGCGGAATCTACCAGCGTTGCCGAGGCCGTGGATGT